CTTTCTTTTTCACAACACCTTTACGAAAATTTGTAATTTCATCATAGTTTGTATCATATGACCATTCATAATCTCTCATATCACTCGATGTTAAAAACAAACCATCTGAACCAAATTCAAGAACTTGGTTCAGATGGTTTACATAAACAGCCTTATCCAGCATATTTTTTCACCAACCTTATAATTTCACGATTGTCAAATTCAAATTCAACATGATTCACTAATACATCAATCAACATATCTTTATAACCACCACCGATTAGCCAATCTAACAAAATGCCCAACATTTCTATCAATTTACTGTCGCTTGAATTTGTTCTTACTGCATTTTGAATCATGTTCATCAAGCTTTCTGTTCCGACAACCGTTTCACTTCCGGCTTCACCACCTGCCAAGAACTGATTTGACTTAGCGTTGTAACCGAAAATAGTAGGCTGATTCATGATCATACCATCATCCATTGCTTTCTTATACCAGTCAATGCCAAAGTGCGGTACACTTGGCGGTGTCAAGCTGAAAGAACCACTGATTGAAATATGTGGTAATTTCAAATGTGGCAATGACCATGAAAAATTGAAGAAACTTTTAATTCTGTTTATAGCGTTACTTACAATGTTCTTTGCACCTTCAAAGATGCTGCTAAACTTTTCCTTAATTGCACCAAGTACGTTCGACACTGTAGATTTTGCAACATTCAGACCACTTGAAATAGTGGACTTCACACCGTTGATCACATTAGATACCGTTGACTTGATACTGTTCCAAACACTTGTAAAGGTTGATTTAATGCTGTTCAGTATACTTGAAATAGTAGACTTAATTGCATTGAACACACTGCTGATTACTGACTTAATCGAATTGATTACATTGGTTACAGTCGTTTTGATTGCATTCCAAATATTTGTAATCGTGGTCTGAATTGCATTCAGCACTGTAGAAATGGTTGATTTTATCGCATTCCATACAGTTGTAAATGTATTCTTGATACCTTCCAGTATTGGCTTAAGGAATGAAACAATGGCATTCCATACGGTTGTAATAACCGTCTGAATGTTGTTGATTGCGGTTGATACCGCTGTTTTTATTGCTTCCCATATTGTTGTAAAGGTATTTTTAATACCGTCCAATATAGGGGTCAGGAATCCAACAATAGCATTCCAAATATTACTGATGGTGGTTGAAATTGCATCAAGTGCTGTTGATACAGCGTTCTTGATAAACTCCCAAGCTGCAATGATATATTCCTTGCAGTTTTCCCATATAAACATCCAAGGCATTGTGATGATCTGAAATGCAGCACTGATGATTTCACCAATAAACATTATGGCAACTTGCACCGCATTCTTGATTGTTTCCCACACTGCACTTACAGTATCAGCTATTGCAGTAAACACATTGGTTACTGTTTCTTTTATGGCATCTATCTTTTCAGATATTGCTGTTTTGATGTTCTCCCAAGCCTGTTTGATTGAATCAACTAAACCTGTGAAGAATCCTTTGATTGCTTCAATGGCGGTACTTACTGCTTCTTTTACAGATTCCCATGCAGTCTGTACTTTCTCCACCAATCCACTAAAAAAGCCTTTGATAGCGTCAATAACCGTACCAAAGACTTCCTTTATTTTTTCCCAAGCATTTGTGACTGCTTCTCTGAATCCATCATTGGTATTCCATAATGTGATCAGTGCAACCACAAGCCCTGCCACAAGCGTGACTATAAGAACTATAGGGTTAGCATTTAATGCAGCATTGAAAAGCCACTGTGCAATAGTAGCACCTTCGTTTGCTGTTTTGTATGCTGTCCATGCTGTTGTTATGGCACTAATCAATGATGATATTGCCATTGCAACCTTTAAGGTTACGAACCCGGCAGCAACTCCGGCTATAAGTGGTGACCAATCCTTGAACGTTTGAATAATCTTAGGCACATCTTCAATAAGACCACCTAGTTTTTCAAGGAAGTTTTCAACACCGTCCATTCCTTTTTCAAAGAATGTTGTAAAATCAATTTTTTGAATCCAGTCAAATACCCTTTGTAGGGCATCACCGACAGACGTTGCAAACGCATCCCAGTCTATTGTTTCCATCCAGTCTGACAACTGCTGTAAAAATCCCATAACAGTAGGTGCAAGTTTTGAACCTACTTTTGTAAGGATATTTTCAAACAATGCCTGTACTGAACTCCATGAACCTGATATTGTAGTACCTGCTTCAAGTGCTGTTGTTCCGGTTATACCTAAGTTATCCTGAATCTTGTGAAGAGCTTCAATCATTTGGTCAAACGTTACGTTATCCAAACTTTCAATCTTTTCACCAAGTACACCTGAATCATTTATCAATCTGATCATTTCAGACTGTGTACCACCATAACCAAGTTTCAGGTTATCCAACATCGTGTAATTTTGCTTTGCAAAACCCTGATAAGCGTCCTGTATAGAACCTATGTCAGTACCCATCTTGTTAGCGTTATCTGACATATCTGTGATAGCAAGGTTGGTCAGTTCAACCGCTTTTGTAGTATCACCGCCAAGACCCTGAATCAATGAAGCAGCAAATGACGTTGCTGTGTCCATGTACTGATTTGAACTCATCCCGGCTGTCTTATATGCCTTTTCAGCATAGCCAATCAGTTTACCGGAACTGTCTTTGAATAGTGTTTCAACACCACCAACCAACTGTTCATATTCAGCATAGTGACCAACCGCTGATTTTGTCACATCTGCCATTTTTTCAGCTAACTGTGTACATCCTGAAATTACTTTTGTGATTGCTGTAGATGCTAAATTCGCAAGCGTGGCTTTCCATGTCGTAAATCCACTGTCTGCATTCTTGGCAGCTTGTCCGGCATCTTCTACTGAATCACCTGCACCATCTGCCTTTTTATCAACATCTTCCAGTGTTTCAGCTGTGTCCTTTGCAGACTTTGAAACCTTTTCAATGTTGTTCACCGCATCAGCGTAATTGATCGTTATTTTTCCGACCAACGAAAAAATATCCAACGATTAGCCACCCCCTTTCAACGGTGGCACGAATCCATTCAGAATTTTATTTGCTTTTTCCACCTGTAACTTAATCTGTGCATTGTTCATTGTCGGTTCAGTTTGTTCAGTCTTTTCAACTTTCGGTGCTGTACTCATAAACCGCTGTTTAAATTCTTCAAAATTTCCAACATCATCAGCAAGTGGGTTTGCTGTGATTGCACAGTATAAGTCCCACTGTTTATCTTCATTGTCCTGTTTCAGGACTGTTCTAACAGTAGCGTCTAATTTTCCCCGGCTGATTGCTTTATCTAAATAGCTGTAGGGGTTACCATATCTACGGTTGCAGCATTCATCAAATCGTTCTGTTCCGTACCCACTAATTCGACAACACCCTCGAAAAAATCCATAAGATCATCTTTCTTAGCAAAATCTTTCACCATGACAACAAACTGTTTCAGCTTAAATTTCTTCACATCATCAGCAGTAACCGCTGTACCGTTGTCCCACTCCATACAGTTAGCAAAAAACTTACAGATTTCATTTCTTGCCTTGGAAATGTTCTTGATCAGAATGCCACACACCTTCATAGCAATGACAATACCAACTTCTTTCATATCTGTACCGGATTCCTGCAACTGCTGAATCTCGTCTTTGTCAAATGCACCAATAACCTGTTCTACTCCGATAACTGCAAGAACCTCACAAAAGTCAAATGCGTTATCAACTGTTAAATCCTTAAACCTGAAATCTGCCATGATTATTTATCCTCACTTTCTTTTTTCGATCTGTTTCTTCTACCACCATTTGCAGGTTTATCCTGTTTTGGTGCAGATGTTTCTTCATGTTCAACAGGTTCAGTCTGTTCACTTGCTGTTTCCTGTTCCTGATCTTCTACCTGTTCAGCAGATACAGCGGGTGTTTCCTGCTGCACTACTTCATCAGAAATATCAACCACAAACATTCCTTTGTCCTGAATTTCTGCAAATCTTTCTTCTGTCATATCCAGTTTTTCACCGATCACATGACCTTCACCTGTGTACTTGTCTGTATATTCTCTTACTACTACAACTCGCATAATTCACACCCCCCTACACAACAGCGTTTGGATAGTAAATAGCAATATCCAACTTGTTTAAGCTGTCGTTTTCAAGATCAGCTGTACACTCAAACTTGACAGCAAACGTTGTCTGTTCAGCGTTCTTTGTTTCCAGTTCAAATGCTTCTGTACAGAGTGCATTCGGTAAAATAATGATTACATTTTTACCGCTTGAAAGTGTTCCAACATATGCAACATTTTCAAGATAATCTGCTTCTGTGATGTTTTCCTTAGATACATATTTGACATAGGTTGTATCTTCGGAAGTAGATTTTACAAGGTGTAATGCACTTACAAGAATATCTTCTGTAAGTTCTGTCATCTGACCTTCAAGTGTGGCAGATTCACCAACCTTCTGTTTACTAACACCTTTGATCAGCACCGTTGCACCGTCCACCTCAACATCAAGCCACTGTGCCTCATAGTTGAACTTAAGACCACCGGAAGTTGCACCAAGTGGTGTACCAGTCCAAACGTTGCTTGATTTCTCATACTTAAGATTTTTGTAAATGACACCTGCACCCAAGATCATATTCTTGATAGTTTCAGATGTAATACCATGCTTTTTTAAGCCCATTCTTTTATGCTCCTTTCCACTCATTTGTGTTAAGTGTTATCGTAATTCTAAAAAGATCTTCTTCACCTGTTGGAATCATTAAACCGTTCCAATAGGTAATAAAAAAAGCAGTTCCTTCCTGAACTGCCCTTAAATCTTCAAATGCTTTTTTTAATTTGTCATTTATTTCTGCAAGCGGTAATTTTGACCCCCTTGACCAACCGTCAAGTGTAAACACACCGCCTGTATATCCGTCCTCTAATCTGTGTTCAGTTTCATTGAACGAACCGACAAAGTAAGGATAGCTAATTTCACCCGTCCATTCACCAAATTCATAGGGAATACCAAGTTGATCAAGCTGATCAGAAATAAAACCAAGCATATCAACCATAATTAACCCCCTAAATTCTGTTTAATGACATTTACAAGCTGTTTCCTTATCTTTGGGGCTACACTCTGAAATGCTTTTGTGAGTGGTTGTCGTGGTGTTTTTCCGTAAGTATGGTAAAATTTACCGTCTTTATTACTCTTATAAACCCAACCGCCTTTTCTTCCATCACCATGCAGTGCATATTCACCAGTACCAAATTCTTCCCAAATCGCATTTTCAAGGTCTGAACCTACAGCAACAGTTGATTCATCTTTTCCTTCATCAACCATATATTTGTAAGACCCCTTTGTTTGTCCGGTATCAACCCGGCTGTTTCTTTGAGTCTGTGCCTGTATTTCACCACCTGCTTCGTGAAGGAATCCAATAACCCCTTCCGATAATGCAGCTTTAATTTTTTCTGTGTTATCTGTAAACTCAACTGACATACTACTGACCCCCTATAAATCTTAAATAGATTTCTAAATGATCATGCATATTCATAGGGTCATCAATCAGAAGGATTTCATACACTTCACCATTTACAACCATTCTTGCATTGTCACTTGTCACATTAACGGTTTCCTGTTCATCCGTCTTACTGATCACACCTGTCAGAAAACTGAATGGATTCCAAACCCAATCAGTTGACAGATTCTTAAGGTTGGTAAAGTCACACAAGAAAATGTGTGTACTTTCCTGAACCTTGGCATAAAAAGTTGTATGCTTTGAATCACCTGTTGATAAGTCCAACCAACCTAAGATTGATGTACAATCAACCCATGTGTTTACACGCTCACCTATGGCATTTTTAGCACCGTTCTTTTTTACCTGTAACAATGCTTGAATGTTACCGCCAACGCTCATATAATCAGAATCTCGCCTTTATATAAGGCTTTAAGAATCCAAGTAAGGCAACAGGATAGCCCATAACTTGATTGTTAGCGTCTTGATCAAAGTAAGTCACACTGTATCTTGACAGTGTTTCAGACTTGACCCCTGTTTTCGGTCTATTCTTAATGTCCCACTTAAGTAATTCAAGTACACCTGCACGAACATCAGCAGGGTATTCCACCTTAGTGATCAGGTTTGTACTTTTGTACAACTCCTGATCAACTCTGATGAAATCATCACCAAGTTCAGTGATCTTATACAATCCATCATTCACCATTGACTGAGAAATCTGAACTGTATCACCTACTTTCAAAAAATCTGACGTTCCAAGCAGTCTGTTACCCAAACTGTCAGCGGTGAACCGAACAAACCGATTCTGAAAATTGTTGTTTGTGTATGCTCTGATCATAAGTTCAGCAGCGTTCAGTTTTTCTTCAATTACCTTTTCATTTTGCGTTGCAAATTCAGGCAATTTCATCACTTCATCAACTGCTAATATCATCAGATCACCCTTTCTTAGACAACTGCTGTACCGACCTTGGACTTGATAAGACCCATCTTAACGTTCTTTGTATTGAACTTAAGGCTGTAGTTTGCAGACTTACCAAGTTCTGCATAAGTCGGTGATTCTTTTGCAATCTGATCAACTGCTAAAGAAAGACCATTCGGATGCAGCACCTTACCCTGCTTTGTATAGAACTTGTCAATACCTGCGGATGCTTCCGGGTCATAGTTGGTTGTATACTGATTCTCATAGTTGTTCTTATCGCAAGATAAAAATGCACCTTCGCCAAACAGATATGTGCTGTAAACCGCATCTGCACTTGCTCCTGTAGCTGTAAATCTATCAGTTACAAGTACGTGTTTACCTGCGATAGTTGGCAATGTGATTTCTTTCTGAATTACACCGTTGACAACATACTTATCATAGTCAACCATTTCCATTTTCTTGTACTCTTTGAAGATCATGGAATGCATAACCATCAGACCAAGACCGCCTGCCATATCACCAAGTGCTGCCTGTTCTGCATCGTAAATTGTACCTGCTTCAATGTTTGTCTTAGTACCTTTAGTAAGATCAAGTACATGATCACTAAGTGCTGCAACTGCTAATACTGCCTGTGCAATGTTCATCAGTTCTTTTTCCCAAACCTGACCATAATAACCTGCAATCTTATTTCTAATCAGTGTCATAGGGTCAGCACCAGTTAATTCCTTTGTGAAGTCTTTAGCCTTGAATGCTTTCATTCTCTGAATAAGCATACAAGTCTGTTTGTCACCGCTGATTTCAACAGGTGTGTTGTTTGTTTCACCATCGTTGTTCAGTGCTTCCATACCGCTTTCATTTGCGTCAATCGGTTTATAAATTGGAATTGTTGCCACGTTTCCATGCTCACCGATTAAGTCCATAATAGAACTGTCCTGCTGCACGATACCGGAAGCAATGATTGGTGTAGTCCAATAGTCGGCTTCCTGCATCATCCCGGTAAATACTTCTTCATCAAAAGCAAAACCGCCAAAATTTCCTGTTCTTGCCATTTAATTCACCATTTTAACCTTTCTTAGTGTACATTTAACTGTTTGAATAACTCCGGGTTTTCCTCTTTGAGTTTCATTCTTTCGTTGTAACCCATCTTAAGGAACTGTTCTTTGGTAACTGTCTTGTCTTTATCCCCACCCGGCAGGTTGTTTTCAAGAATTTTTCTGTTACCACTCTGCTGCTGATTGCCGTTGGATGCTTCAAACATAGTAGGATGCTGTGTTTTAAGACCTGAAATCAGATCATCTTCACCCTTGATTTTTCCATCATCACCAAGTTTGATTTCACCTTTTTCCTTTGCCTTGAATACAAGATAATCAACATCAACCGCACCTGCTGCAACCAACGCAAATTTCAATGCATTTTCTGTTTTCAGTTCTGCATTCTCTTTCTTAAGGTCTGCAATCTCTGTTTCATATGCAGTGATTTTCTGCTGTGTTTCTTCGTCTTTCCCGGCTGACTTTTTCAGTTCTTCAATCAAGTTGTTTGCCTTTGTCAGTTCTGTAGTCTTACCGGAAAGGTCAGTTTCAAGGTTGGTGTATTTGTCCTTAGACACATAACCACCATCAGTGAGGTTGACCATCTTGATCAGCTTCTCTTTGTTCTTTTCATCACCGTTATAGGCATTGATTGCCTGTACCAGTTCATCATAGGTGATAGCCTTATCACCAAAAAATGCTTTTAAAAATTCCATGTTCTTCTTCCTTTCTCCGTCATGTTTTTATATCCGGTGTCACCGGGAACGGTCAACAGTTTATATCCCATGTTGCAGGGGTCATTTCAGCAGCAGTTTAAACGTCATAAGCCTTTTTCGGACAAAATAAAAGACACCCCTGCGGATGCCTTAAAAATACTATTTAACCCATAGTTGGGAGATAATCAGGATCACCATACCTTTCTACAGTACCAAGTGAATGTGCAACGCTTTCATATTCCTTTTATTCCCCTTTCTGACCTCATATAATGGTCATATAGGTAATAAAAAGCAAAGGTATACAATTCTGTACCTTTGCTTTTTAATACATTATATCGTCAAGTGATAAGTACCCAAGATCATAAACGTCTTTGTTTCCTTCGATACATTCATCAATAATGTCAATGATTTCTTCATCTTCCTGACTTTCAAACGGAATAGTTGGAAAATCATCATTAAATTTTTCCTTATACCTTTCAAGTGCTTTCTGTAATTTCTCATTCATATTATTTTACCCCTTTCAGAATTTCAATGAATGCTTCATAGCTGTTTGGCAAGTACTTCTTCACATATTCCAGTTCAGAGCCACCATTGACTTCTGCACCCATGATGTTAGCCCACATTTCAGATGCAGATTCATAAACCCTACATTCATTCGCTACCTTGCTAAGATTACTTGCATCAATACCAAGTTCTTTATATGCTACCTGTAAACCTTTATGTTCTTTAAGCTGCTTCACTGAATGATATTTACGATTGTAATATTTGTCACCGTGTCCCCAGTTGATACGATGTGAAAGAAGTCCATCAATGGCATCCTGAACACCGCCACTTGCGTCATGATCTCTAAGTTCTTTTTCAACATCATCTGTCAGTATTGATTTCAAAAACTGTCTATCTTTTCTCACAGCAGTCAAAAATTCATCAGAAGAACTTGCCACTTTTGCAAATCGGTTTGTCTGATACTTTGTTTTACTATGAATTGTTTCCACTTCGTTAAAGTGAAGCCCCTCATAATCAGCTTTTGCATCAAAAAAGTGACCGTACTCATGTGCTAATGTTCCGTATTTACTCTTTCCGTTATCAATGTACCTTTGAATAGGGTAAGAGAAAACCAGTTTGTTGTCAGCAGGTCTATAATATCCACTTTTTCCTTTACTGACTCCACTTATTTTATCAGCATACTTTGCATACAGTTTTTGAAGTGATGTATTACTGTGTTCAGTCAGAATCTTCATGTATTCATCGTAATCTGAACTACTCATTGCACCCTTTAGCTTTTGGGTGTATGCCAACACATCATATTCTTTCACATTCATTGTATCAGCATTGTCAGGTAACTTCAAATATTTCTGTTTGAAGTCGTTGAAAGACTGTGTTTTATCCAATCCAAAGAATGCTGCACGTTCTTGTAATGTCTTTAGTTCATCATCGTCTAAAGCCCATTTTGCACGTTGCAGCAGACAACACCGACAGTTGCAGACATTCCTTGCAGAACCACCAACACCCGGTGCTTGCATTTTCTCACCGCCAACATCGAAAGGTTCATCAAGTTCCATGATCTGTCCATCTACTTCTCTGTGTTCCGGTCTTGTCCTACTGTCAAGTGTGGCATCCCACTGTTTGACTATATCAGCACCTTTTTTCTTTGCACCATGCTGACCGTCAAGGGCTGCTTCATTCTGTATTCTATGACCTTCTGTCCGGGCAATCCGTATTGCATTGTTATATGCTTTACGAAAAGGGCTGTTCATACCCTTGGTAATCCTTAATGCCATTTCATTCCAAGTTGAACCGCTTGCAATCCCTCTTGAAAGTTCAGCACGAATTGAACGCTTAAGATAACCCACATCTTCACCAAGTCTGTTGTAAAGACTGTCTGACAATTTACTGTCTGTACGAACTGCCTTGACAACCTGATCTTGGTTGATTGGAACAACCAAAGGTATACCACTAAGATGCAAGTCATAGTACATACCAACATAGCCGTTTATGTACGATTGCTGTAAGTAATCAGCTATTGTTGTAAACTGTCCTTCATGCAGGTCATACAAGATTGATTCAATCTGATCAACCATAATCTGCTGATATTCTTTTTGGTATATGATGCTTTGCAGATTTTCAAGGTCTGTCCTTGCTGACAGTTCCCTGATTTTTTGTTCACAATCCTTTTTCGCCTGTTCATATACCAGTTCTAACAGCTTGATTACTTTCTTTTCATCGTTAAGTTGTGTCTGTTGTACTTCCTTCTGTGCCTTGTTCACCTATTCCACCACCTTCATCATCCGGTATAATAGAATCAAGATCATCTTGCACCTGCTGTACCTTATCAGCTTCATTATCCGGCAACTTGTCCTTCACATCTTCATAATCAATATCAAGAACATCACAAATATACTGAATCGTCAAATCATCACCAAAAATCTGTGCCAGTGATAACAGGGTGTTGATTTGTACCTGTTGTTTCTGTGCTTCTGTAAGTTCATTCTGTTCATTTTCCTGTTCATTACTCATTACTTCGTGGGTGAACTCAAAATAAACATCTGTGATCTGATAATCTGTACCGTTCTGCTGATTGATTTCATCAATGCACACCGCCACGATCTTACGCAAGAACCGCTTGATGTTTCTTTCAAGGTGCTTACATCGCAGATCCAACAGGGAATATGCTGCCTTGATTGCAATATTGGTTGTTGCTGATGTATCTTTCAGACCTGACAAGTTCAACCCCATACCAAAACGATATATGTTCTTTTCATCCAGTTCCAACTTAACCTTCCGGGCTTCATACGGTACATCTACTGTATGTACTTCAATACCACCATCTGAACCGACACCAACAATCTTTTTTGTCTTAAGATTCTGCTGCAATTCATCAAGGTTATTACCTTCAAACCCTTTGACCGCATATAATGGATGATCAAAGTCAATCAGGTTATTGGAAAGACTGGATGCCATAAGGTCATAATCATCAATCAGGTCTTTTACCGCTTTCAGATTGCTGAACTGTTTCTTGTTATTATCCAACCGGAAGAATGGCAAGAAACCAAGTGAATCAATATAGGTGTTATCATCACCGTCAACCTGATACAGTATATGTGGTCTTGGATTTACCTTGGCTTTATCGTCAAGCTGTATTTCCCCTTCATCTGTCTGAACATAATAAACAACCTGTTCATCATCCCAATCCATGATTTTCTTGATTCTGTGACCTTCCTTGTCAACCCGGTCAACATACCAGTAAATTACATGGTCTTTTCCGTCCTCTGCAAATCGTGCTTCTACTTCTACAACACCGATACTGTCAGCACACGTGAATTTCAGCTTGTCAGTGCTGTCTTTCATAGCGTACATATAAGCAAAACCTTTTGTCTGACAGTCTGTAAGCGTTTCTGACAGTTCATCAATAAAATCATCGTTATTATTGAATCTTGCATCAAGTTCACTCTGTAGTTCAGGCACATCACTGAATACAAAACCATCTGAACCTGAAAGAGTGTACTGTGTACCCTGTTCTGTCAGTTCCTTGAAAAATGGGTGTGGTATTCTCACATTTGCACGGCTTGTATCTTCCACAAGCTGACCATCAGAATTAAAGTAAAACATTCTGTAATTTTTAATATCATGGTCACCGTCAAAATACCGTTCGCCTATCCGGGCAAAATGCTTTTTTGTTGATGCTGCATCTTCATCAATGAACATTTTTATTTCTTCTTTTGTTAGCAATTCCAATCACCCCTTCCATAATCTTATCTGTAAGGTCAATGATTTCATCACCATGAACACCAAAGAAATCACACATCTGTTCTTCACCCTCTACCTGATTACCATAAGAGAACCGAAAAGCGTGTACTAATTCATGGATGATAGTAGACCTTGCTACTGATGCAGATAACCCCATTCTGATATTGATGACCTGTCTGTCATACTCACACAATCCCAAATTGTAGTGTTCACTGTCTGGGGTCATCTTTTTTTTATTTCCACTTGTCAATTTCACCTTCCAAATATCATTGTGAATTTTAATATTCATAGTTTCTATTACCTCATAATTTTCTAGTACAACCAAGTCTTAGGTTCGTAAAATGCAAGTGTAATTGAATCAGCAATATCAGGACTTCCTATTCCTCGCTTTTTCATATCATCCTTACTCTCTAGTTGAATTTTGCCTTTTGATGTTATTTTTTTACGTCTGTTTGACAACTGTTTTATCATTTCATCATCATAAGGTAACTCAATGACTGGTTTACTTTTTTCTTCCTGCATCATACAACTAAAATTTTCTTCTAATGCGTCCCTTAATTCTCCCCATATCTGTGAACCAAGATTAGCATAATAATCATCCGTAGCCGTTGAACCGTTATTTACCGGAACAACTACATAGGGAAGTTTTTCTTCTCCAACAACTTCCTTTAATCTATCTGTCACACCGCCACCAACACCAGTATCATCTATCTTTATGATGCAGCGTTTTAATTTTGGATATTTCTGCATATATTCCTTACAGGTCAGTATTACATTCCCTGCGGTTTCCATTGTGCTCTTTTTTGAATACTTTGTGAATGGAAATATTTTTCCGGCTATTCTTGGTGTAATAACCGTCTTATCGTCACCGAACCGGGCAACATCACAACCAACATGAAGTATGTTGGAAGTTGTTATTTCAGATTCTTCAATCGAATTATCACAAGCAAGTTCAACTGTTTCCATTGAAATCAATGAATCAAGTGCACCTTTGGGAAAATCACCATAAATTCGTACCCTTGCAACATCCGAATCCTTACCATATTTTTTTAAAAGCATTTCTATATTTTCTTTACTGGTACGTTTAGAATCCAATGAACTTACTTTATATGTTTTGAATTTATCTCTGTCAGCATTATGTGAATCATAAAAAACCCCTTCCAATCGGTTAGGGTTTCCACACATCAGCAACCTATTATCTTTACCAGTAAGTGTACCAAGTATTGCTTCCATAATCGGATCTGCAACACCTGATGCTTCATCTACTACAATCAACATGTGATCTTCGTGAAATCCCTGCATATTTTCCGGTTTAGTTGCAGTCTTAGCGGTGGCAAACCATCGTTCTTCATCACCAATCATATAAACTTTTGTCTTAGTCCACTTTAACAAGTCTTTTACTTTGCTACGATTTAACCATTTTGCGATTTCAGCCCATAGTACATCATATAACTGTTGCATAGTAGGGGCTGTTGCTATCACTCTTGAATAAGGTCTACAGGTAAGAAACCAAATAATAGTTCCGGCTTCCAATGCCGTCTTACCTACTCCCTGCCCTGATCTGACTGAAACTTTAGGATGTATTACTAAATCATTTATTACCTTTTTCTGCCAATCATCCGGATTCATATCAAGAACATCTTCAAAGAAAGCTACTGGGTGATCGTAATAATAATCAAGTATTTCCAAAAAATCATTCATGTTTTTCAGCCCTTCTTTTAGCAATCTCAATGATAGCTGTTTTCCAGTCTGTAGCAGTTGCATTTGCATCTGCCTTTGATTTACCCTCTAGTTCCAAATAATCCTTGATCATGTTTTTTAAAGAATCTACAGCTTTACTTTGTGCTTTTAAGAAATTAGCCTGTTTATCCCATGCCTGCTGTACTTCCCACTTTTCAGAAAATGTTTCACCTGAACTTTCAGCAACTCTTTCAATAGTCTTATCATTTCTATCTTCAACAAACATAATCTGTTGTGCCCGGATGATTGCAGCGTATTGTATCTGAATTGCATCCCAAATCAAATCAAGCGGTGATTTTTCTACCAGTGAATCAATAATATCAAGTGATTCTTTAGGTAAATACTTTGAAAACAGTCCATGCTTGATTGCATTAGTGTTTTTTTCGGGTGCACCAGAACCAACTGCGTTTTTGTTATTCGGTTGACCACCCCTTTTTCCATTTCGAACGTTCGTTATTTTTTCCGAACGTTCACCACCCCACTTATATGTGCTTTTCCATCTTCTGATAGTACCTGACGGAACATCAAGTTTTTCAGCAATATCCTTTAATTTCAAGCCTTGCCTATACAAGGCAAAGGCTTCATCAACTAATTTATTCTTTGCCTTTGGCAAGATTTTCACCTCTATTCGTTTGTTTTGAAAATCAACTCACTTATCATAAAATGTCTGTTTTCATATATCATTTTTATAACAAAAACTGCTGCAAGGTAGGAGGTTCACCGGGTGAAAAGTCCGGCTATAAAGCACCCTTGCAGCAGATAGACAATAAGCAAAATAAAAATTGCAGGTTATTAATATGAAATAACCTGCACAATTTCATTAGTTTACATGATAGCCTTAAAATAAAGATATTTCAACATACATGATGTAGCAACAAGTGGCAAAAAGTGGCATTTATAGGAAATATGTTAAATTTTTATGCGTTTCTTCAAATGCTACAAGTGCCTTTTTATGTACGTCACGTACAAAACGATATGATTTCTTCATTTCAGCGGCAGTAATTTTTAAACTTTTTTGTTGAACATAAACTCTGTACAACACTTTTATGTAATCTACTTGATGTAATTCCCTAATTTCCCTGATAATCTGTTCTTTTGCATCAACAAATTTATCTATTCGTGCATTAATGTGTGCATCAAGTTCAGTATAACGTACAACATCAGAACATAATCTGTCCCCGACAGCAGAAGTTTGTACACGTTCCCGGCTGTAATCAATACCGCCTGTACTCATAGCATTTAGTTTCATCTCTGACAATCGTTCTATGTCCTGATTGATAGCTTCATCTATCGTTCCTAGCTGACTAAGGTACTGTTCAGCAGTCAAATATTTCTTTTTTTCGCTCATTCTTACCTTCCTTTCTCAAAAACTACTGTTCAACTACGGTTAAAAACAACCTAAAAAATACTGCAAAGCCTTGATTTTACTAATGTTTACACTTAACTACGCTTACACTTAAATTCTATATTCTTATATTTTTACTTTTTTACACTATACTATAAATCAATAAAAGTAAAAATATAAAGAACTCACTCTTAACCGTAGTCAACCGTAAATACTGCATAAATAAAGGATTTTAACCGTAGTTTTAACCGTAGTTAAGTGTAACTTGAACCGTAACCACTACAACCGCAATACCCTTTGGTCACCCGTTTTTATTCTGTTCTTCCAACGCTGCAGCTTATATTGTTCCAAATCTTTTGTGTCAATACCATCATACATAAAATCTGTCACCTTTGATAATAAACGAACATCACCAATTTCTTCTACCAAATTATCAAATGCATCATTTTCAGTTACAGGTGTAGGGTTTTCCTTCCTCATTACCCTACTTAATTTTAAAGCTGCTTTTGCCAATTCCGTACATTCTTCTGCCAGTTGTTCCAGTATTGCGGATTCTCCAATTTTATCAATAATTTCTTTCATCTGAATATTCTCCCTGATTTCTTGTGTTTTAAAGTTACCCTTCCGACAATCTCAAACCCGGCAAGGTCTACAAGTAGTCGAAAAGACTGTATGACTTTGTGGTTCAGCTTGTCAATGTCTTGTTCTTCTTTCTTCACGTGTCCCATTGCCACACCTGCGGTTGGGTCAACATATCCTTCACAATTTTTATATCCCATATTTATCAATTCCTTTCCAAAATATTATTTATGATTACTCTAAACATTTCTTCAAATATAGGTACAACTATTGAATTTCCGGCTTGATGATATAACGTCCTATTCATTCTTCCCGGCTCAACTTTACAAGTTGATTCTGCCTTATAATAATCTTCATCAGAATATCCCATTAACCGCCAACATTCCAATTCTGTCAAGTATCTGTATTTTTCATTACCACAGTCAATAACTTGTGCCGGAGTTCTATCCTGTCTAGTAGTAATTGTATTTGCGTAGTCTTTAATAATCGTTGCCCTTCTAATTCCTTTTTTACCGATTGAATTATATACGCTTGGTTGTGTAACCATATAGCAATCAGAAACATTACCTGATTCAAGAAAAGTGGAAAGGTGCCGCATAGGTCTTTTACACATTAAGTTAAAATCAAAAGGTTGATCACCTAAAACCGATACAGTAAAACATCTTTTACGTGCTTGTGGTATTCCATAATCACGAGCATCTAATATTTTATAATTATTTGTATAGCCTAACATCTTCATGTAATCTAAATAACGGTTAAAGTTATGAATCATGTGTTTTGATAAAACATTCTTGACATTTTCCCATATCACAACAGTTGGTTTCCATGCCCCCATTTGTTCAATGATGTGTACCGTTTCCCACATTAGTGATGATCTTGTTCCTGAACCTTCATCTGCACCTTGTCCCATATTGATTCTTCCACCTGCTGCGGTTGCTTTCCCTTGGTGTCCTGCAATACTAAAATCCTGACAAGGTGAACCATGAATTAAAATATCGGGTTGTGGATTCCACCCAACAACAGTCTGTGGACAATATGCAGCTTCCTGTTCAAACATTGCATTGTATGACCTTACTGCTTTTTCATCAATTTCCACATAATCAATAGATTTTACTGAGACACCCATATTTTTTAATGCAACTCTTGGTGAACCTATTCCACCAAACAATTCAAGAATTTGTATTGTGTCCTTCACTAACCTAATCACCTCTTATCATGTTATCCCATTCACAATCATGCTCCTGATACAATAAATCAGAATCAAGTAACCGCAAAACACCATTTTCTATTTCCGGGTATGCTTCATACTGCATGATTGCCTTGTTAGTTCTGTCATATAAAATAACTGTCATAGGTTCAGTGAACTTTGGACTATTCACTGAACCTAGAACATAAGCACCAAAAAATATACCTATGACGGCTATCCATTTCAATTTATTTTTCATCCTTTTCACCGCCTTGTAACTGTAATTAATTTCTTGGACAATGATCACAATCCCCAAAAGATGCACCAAAGCACCCATAACAATTATAGCAATCATCTTCTTTTTCCTGAATTTCAGCGTTTTTTCCTACTATACACAAGGCAAGGGTAGCAACACCCACTACACCACCAATGAATAAAGAAACAACACTAACAATTACATAACTCATAATCTCACACCTTTCTAAAAACCCTAACTGCTTTTTTGCTTATTGTAGTTACTACTGTTTCAAGTCCCAGTCTTTTATTGATCTGCTTACTAAATACAATATTTGACATAGGTTGCATACTGTTTTCCGCACAAAATACCTGATACCGCTTATACACATCAGCGGTTGGTTCATTTTCAATCATTGCAATACCACAATCATCAATAAATGCTTTAATCGGGTTATTTTCATTTTCATATTCTTCTACTTGTTGCTGAACCTTTTCAGAATGTGTGAACTCATTATTTTCAATGATTCTTTTCAGTCCTTCCACACCAACCCGGATTAAGTATTCTATTGAACTTTGTTCAACCAGTTCATACTTGATGTAAGGATTATAGTCAGGGTCAAGTGTTCCATCCGGCAGGTACTTTGAAAATCGTGCATTGAATGGGATAATCACTAATCTTCTAAGAACTGCCCCAGTCTTGTCCTTCATTCTTGGTATGTCATTTGCACTGAACAAAAGTTTGATGTAAGGGTTGAACTCAAAAGGGTCTTGTCCTTTCCGTTCTGCTTTGATTCTATTCCCGGTAACCACTTTTTTGAAGATGCTGACCTGCGAACCCTGCAAGAAATCATCACCAATATCATCACCGATATTTGCCAGTTTCCCAAACATCATAGAAGTGTTGAACCTGTCACCCAGTTCTTTCAGGTCAAGGGCTGAAATATTCTCTTCACCCAATACAGCTTTTACCATATCAAGAAAGGTAGATTTACCATTGCTTTTATCACCTGTCAGAATAAAGGCTTTTCCTAATTCATTTCTTCGATAAAAGCAATAACCAATACATTCTTCTAACAATGCCCGGATTGGTGCATCATTGCAAGCCAATTTATTTAATGTACTGTCTGTGAGTTCGTTGTAAGCATCCGGCACATAATCCCAAGGGATGCGATTTGTCACAACAAGATCAGGACTGAAAGGCTGCATCTTCCCTGTAACAACGTCAAGTATTCCATTATTGAAGGCAATATATCTTGCATCTGATTGATTGCGTTCATCAACAATCAGTTCCATATACTCTAATACTTCTTTTCTTTGTGCTTTTTTTAGATTTGGTATCTGCTGAATCATTGCTGTTTCAATGGTCTTGTACCCGTTTGTATATGTACCATCTTTATAAATGTGCAACTGATTATTAATTTTTACTACATAGCAGTTATTTTTTAGGTAAGTGGCAAAACGGTCAAACAAAAATGTTTTGTCATGAAAGAATATTGGTTTTTGAAATGCTTCATCCCTAAGAATCACTTCCAGTTCTTCCTCTAATAATGATTCCTTTAATACAAATCTGTTTAATATTCTGATAGCTTCCCTTGTTTCATCCACGCTGAAATCATTAGACTGCAAAGTAAGAATATAATTGAACAATGCCTGATTTCTACCATCACCTGCATCCATATCAAGAAAATCGACTGCTGCACGTACCGGGAACAACCACTTTGGCACTTCCTGATATGTTCCACCTTCTTCAATGTCCCATTCAATAAAGCGTTCTTCCCCATCAATCTTTAAAATCTCATAAGAAGTACGTGAACCAAGTTTAATATCAGCCGTCAGACCTATTGCAAGTGGTGCGTGGGTACGATTTCTTGTTATACTGCTATTTTTGAACAGGAAGTGTCTACCCCTACTGGTACAATACACCCGGCAATCAAGCTGATATTCTTCTACAATATTCATCAATATTTCTGACTGTTCTGTATCATCAATATCTATCAAAATTGTATCATCAGCTAATACCCCGGCATATCCCGGTAGATTCTTCACTTCTTCAAATGTCCTGAATGTTGTTCTGTTTTTAAAGGCTTCAATAGCCGCTTTCCCTTTACTTTTGATGTAGCCTTTATAAAGCATATCGTCACCACCTAACTGAATACTTCTGAAAGCAGCTTTTCAAAAAATATACGATCACGCATTGTATCATCAAATTCTTTTTTACTGTTTCGCATTTTTTCTTTTACCTTTTTCAATTCTTTTCTGCTATTTTTCACATTTTCATGATAGTGCTTGTAACCATCACTATTTTTCTTATAACCTGATCGTAACTGTACCCATCTGCTCAATTCGTGTTCGGTCTGTTTCACTTCTTCTTTACATCTCACATGGATGGTTGCCCACGTTTTAGCAATATCATCAAGACCCTTTAACTTTTGTTCAATGTGCTTTTGAATCTGTTCAGTTAGTTCAGGGGTTTCACTTCGTTCAATCAATTTTAGCAATTTTCTGACCTTTGCGATTTTCCTGCAAGAAAGAAATTCTTCTAAATGAATCAGCATTTGACCATGATCGTATTTAATAATTAAGTCTGTCATTTTTATCACCTCACTTTATACCGCAACACCAAACTGACTTAACCGCCTTTTAGCTGCATCAATATACCATTGTTTATCAAGATTTTTTGGGACTTTTACCCCATCACAAACCGCATCATTGTACAGAAAACAATGGTCAGGTGTATCTGCAAATTTTTCAGGTTTTCCACGTTTACCGCCCCCTTTCAATAACCGTCCATCTTTTAAATCATTGGATGCAAAAACTCTGTAACACTTGTATGTGTATTTTACAGTTTCAGGATATTCATATAAGGTTTTAATAACCCTTACTCCTGTCTTACGTTCTACCGGGGTGCAATGTTCGTGTTCCACCCATTTGTATTTATCGGACAATTTCACTAATTTTTGAAACATAATCAATTCATCACAATTATTAATAGTCTGATCAACTGGTGTTCCATGTACCATATAATCAACCAATGCTTTGTTCAGTATTGGCAAATCATAATCTATTGGTGATAACTCTTTCAGATACTTACCGATTCTTTCAACACCACCATCAATATCAACCCATAGATAATTATTCACATCTTTCTGATAGATTTCATGTATGCAGTCAAGTTCTAAAAGTATCTCACACTTATTAGTGGAACAACGCTGTTCCCACTCCCAACAAATATCATCCATCATGTCAAAGGCTTCCTGTGTGTCCGGCACCTGAACAATCAAACCATCTGTATTAGACTGAATCAGCTTGAATCCCGGTATTACTTCTAAATGCTCTATTAAATCAAGCAGCATTAATTGACCATTGATGCACATACAGTTATTATTACGTGGATCGTATGCTGCATTACTTTCATCTTTCATACCACCTGAAAGTGCGTTCAACATTTTCTTATATGGCAATTGTGCCTTTTTCCATTTTTTAGCTTCTTCCTTTGTGGTGGCATGGGTTTGCTTATATTTCAGAGCCTTTCTTGTCTTATAAACCTTTGTGTAGTTATCATTGGTTGCTGCCCTTGTGACCAACCCCCACGCTATCAGCATAGAAGGATAATAGTTGTTTACGTCTACATGATACAAAGCACCTCTAAAATAAGATGGTTTTTCTGTTGCCCCATGTAAACCACCAAAACCAAACGTGTGAGGGATTCCGGCAACCATTAGGTCAAGACTTTGTGCTTTATACCATGCTTTTTTTGCAGCTTTATCATAATGCTGTACCTCCAAGGACAATGCTTCCTGTCTTTTCTGTTCAAACCAATCCTGCACGTATTTGTATTTTTTTAATTGAATGCAAGGTAAGAAGAAAAATTCAAATTCATCATCCCATGATCTTCTTTCACACCCTAACACCTTTGCAGTTATACGTGCTTCACTATCACCTATATTTGAAAGATTTACCATATCCGGGAAAGCATTTACAATTCCACGCATTGCTTCAAATTCATCCACCTTTTGCATGAAAACTTTTATAGTTTCTTCTACATCATGCTTACAGTAAAATACTGTTTGTTCAATTTCCTTTGGTGTCAATTTTCGATTTATATTAAATGGTACTTCGGTTTCCTTGATATTTGAGCCAAGAAACCCTTCCAATGTTTTCAAACCAACCGGGGGATTTGGCATAACATCATAATTGATCATGTGAACTTTATTAAAAGCCCTTGAAAACTGCCATCCCTCTTTTTTATCCACAATAATGTGATCATTTACTTTTTTAGGGTCAAGTCCCAATAAAATAGCTTTCATAATATATTGGTCATAATGTCTATTGTTATACCCTACCCATATATTATTTACATTTGCTTCATATAGCTGTCTAAGTTCCTTTGGGTTATTAATAATCACATGAACAGATTTTTTCACCATATCAACGAAAACAGCAAGCCAATCATACTTAAAAACCTCAAAATCGTAGAATATCATCATTTCACCTACTTTTAAAAAGGCAGTGGGGGGGGGATAATTGCACCCAACCGCACCGCCTGACTTTATTTCATATTTCTAACAGTCAAAAACCTCATTGATTGTGATAGGATTGAATTTTTTTGCAGCATAGTCAACTTCTGCTTCAACCTTACCCTGAATTTCCTGAAAAATATCAAGGACACATCCGGCAAAATCTTCATAGTTGATAAACTCCGGTACTGTTTCCGTTTCCAGTTTATCAAGCCATGTGCATACGGACTTAATTGCCTGCCCGTCTGTCCACTTCGGAGAACTGTTGCCGCTGATCACACGATTGAAGAAGATCATTCTTCCCTTATGTTCGCCCTCTTTAATCTTGCACTGCACCGCAAACATCAGCTTGTCTTTCGCATTTGTCAGCTTGATCTCCATTTTCTCAAATCCAACAATATATGTACCATCCGGCACACCATCAAATGCGGATGCATCTGCTTCTGCAACTTCTTTCTGTAATTCATCCAAGTTCACCTTGTTATCAAATGCTGTAAAATCAATAGCCATAATTATTCACCTTTTAACCTTTCTTATAAAATCCTCATTAAAATAATTCCAATCACCAACTTATCTTGTTCTTCTGCGTCTTTGACCCCTTACTGGTGTTTCAGGTGGGTTCATTGCATCCTCAAGCGGTTCAGCCGGGGTTTCTGCATCTTCCGGTACTTCATCCGTTGCATTTTCCGGTTCAACAGGTGTTTCAGCAACCCTTTCTTTCCGGGTACGTCTTGGTGGTTTCTGTAAATCCGGCTTTGGTACACTATCGGCAATTTCAGCAGCTTCATCAAACGGTACTTCTTCCTGTCCCGGAAATGCTTCATCAATCGCTTCATCCACCGCTGCCATGTGGTCAGCAATCTTCTGTTCATTTTCAGCCTGAACTTCTGCACGTGATTTTCTTTCACATTTTTTTGGCGGTTCTTCGGATTCAGAAGGTGTTGGTGTTGTAGTGGTTTCTGTTTTCTTTCTTCCTGCCCTTGAACGTCTACCGTTTGCATCCGGCTTTTCAATATCCGCTGCAACTTCCTGATCTGCCTGATTCATTTCATCATCAGATTTGTAGTCACCCAATTCATAATAGTTTCTGATCTTGTCTACTACATAATTCAGATCATTGTCAATCGCATAAGCCGGAAACATACCAAGCGGTGATTTTACAGTATCTTTTCCGCTGTTCTGCGTATAGAAATAATACTTTGCTTCATTTACCCCTGTTCTAAGTACAACTGTGAAAAGCCCTTCAATTGTAATCTTTTCACGCAACAGTTTCCCAATCAGCTTAACAGTAGTCAGCCCATTATCTAATGTTTCTAAATGGGTCATATAAACCACTACAACATCATCAGGAAGGTCTTTGCAGCAATCAATGATTTCAAAATAATTTGCACCAAAATCGTTGTACTTGTCCCATCCAGTTTCTTTGATACGGTTCATGTATGGGACTGCGAGAATATACTGGAAGTCATCCACCACAATCAACTTCTTACCTGCCGCCGCCTGTTCTTTCATATATTTCACAATCTTCCGGGCATCTGTTTCATTATTCAGCATATCAAAGTGATTTTTAAATGGTAATGGTTTCCCTACTGGATTGACTACTGCTGTGATTGCGGCATCACAATTTCTTAAACTTGTACTTTTTCCTGTACCTGATTCACCCATGATCAAAACTTTCTGTGCCATACTTATTTATCCCCTTTCTTGAACTTGCTGAACAGTCTTGCAAAGAAATTACCCTGTTCTTTCATTACCTTCTGCTGTGATACCTTTGCAAACTGTTTTGCCTGAAAGCGTTTAGCAGTAGAAACCTTGTTTCTATAACTTCTGTGACTTCTGATTCTGTGATTTTTCGCACTACTCATTTTCTTCATCCTCTCTTTCATAAATATTTAATGCATAATCAACTTCTAACGGTCTACCACCAACAAATTCTTCTTTCAACTTTCCATCTTCAAGGCTGATGATCAGTACACAATTATTAAAAACGCATACAAATGAATCACCATCTTCAAGTTTGGCATCTTGACCGTATTTTTCTTTAAATGCTTTAAAGGCAAGTTCTACTGCTTTTTGAATATCACTCATTATTCCTCACCACCTTCTTCATTACTCCCTTCAATAATCCTACTAGCCCACATATCAGCCCAGTGTAAAATCATATACAACTGGGTTTCGTGACCCTTAATTCCATAATTTGCAGTATCATATAAGCCGTCATGGTATCTAATAGCAAATTCTTCTTCTTCGGTTAAATCAATAAACAGAGTTGCCAATTTGATTGAACGGGTTGCGTGATCAAGTGGTAATAAATCCGGGTTGCGTTTCCACGGTTTTGCTTCGGACTGTTTATATTTCTGTTCCGGGTTCGCCTTAGTTGGTCTACCATCTTTGATCATATTTGGTACATACATCTGCTTACCATAGTCCCCACACTTGCCAAGATCATGAAGCAATGCAACAATGATCACACTTTCCTGAATCTCGTTATAGGCTGCACCACCAAGAAGGGCAACACCAATTTTTTCAGCACAAAACATTACATTGACTGAATGTGCAGCAAGTCCACCCTTTTCAAATGAATGGTTGCCTCCGGATGCAGGTGCTTCAAAAAATCCAATTTCACGCATATAGGAAATCAAATCAAGAACACCATCCCTATTAGTCTTTAACAATGCACTTCTGATAATATCAGGGTAATTATATTCAACCGCTGTTGCTAATTCATTTGCACCTTCTGTTTCTTCAACTGTTACATCAACTGTTTCTTTTTTTGCCATGTTTCTATTCTCCTTTTAAAATTTTATTTTCAAAGTGTTTCCACTTTGTTTTTAAGATATTGTAGTTATACGCTGCATTCGTTTTATCTTCTTCAATGATACAAAGGATAAGGTTCTTAAAAACTTCCAAGTATTCCGGGTAAAGTAATACAGCAATTCCACTTGAATTATCAATCTGTCTAAGATTCACAAGCTGTAAAGATGAAGGTTTCCCGTTTGTTCCTTTCACTTCACAACCAATAAATACACCGCTTACACAAATCAATATGTCTGGTATTCCTGATTTTTGGAAACCACCGCCCCAAATTTTTACATACCATCCCTTTTGTGGTACTACCATCTTGTCTTTTCTATATCCTGCCGGATAAATACCGACTGAATGAAACCATCTTTTGATACGATTTTCAAAGTTTTTCTCTTCTGCCATTAAAATTCACCTTTCTTTTTCTGTCTTTCATAATACCGTTCAGTATCATAAACATAACCATTTGCATATGCCATCAACCAAAGGAAAAAACAATTTACAAGTATGATTACTACGGGTTGCCATGATATAATTACATCCACCAAACACATCCAAAACAGCAGACTTGCTAAATTCATCCAAATCAACACTTTCAGGACTGTGTTTTTCACTTTTCTAAGTACCCTACGAACTTTTAAATAATTCATCTGTCAATTCCTTTCCTTCCTGCAACGCTGCAAAATTTTGTTCTTCAAAACTACCCTTAACCAATAAGTAATAGTAGAAACATGGTCTATTCTGACCAATACGGTGAATACGTTTTTTTGACTGTTCCCATAGATCACAAGACCCTTTTCCAAGTGGTAATGTGTAGTAAATAATTTTGTTTGCTTTTTGATAATTACCACCCATTGCCCCGGCTTGATATTGAACGAACAAGACACTATTGGAAATTTCTTCATAGGCATACATTGACATTCCAGAGCCATTCACATAGCTTACTTCCCTACCAAGTGATTCACATATTTTTTTCAGTCTGTTCAGTTCTTCGTTGAAATTGTAAAACACAATCAACCTATCTTCTGTGGATTCCAATAAGTCCCGGAACGCATCTAGTTTTTCCTTATGATATTGACCGCAAAGCTGTCTTGCATATAATGTTTTTGTCAGACTGTTATCCCCGATCAATTCAACCGTTGGTGTCACATCATTACCTTCAAAGTCTGAATCATCTTTAAACTGACAAAGATTCAATGTATCAAGTAACAAGTAACTATTTTTGATGAAGTGTCTGTATTCTTTAGTAGGTTTCAAGAAAATCTTTTGTTCAATCTGTTCAGGTAGTTCAATTACTTCTTCCGTTTTCATGAATACCGCACCATATTCTGCAAGTTTTCTTTTCAAATGTTCAACATTTTTGTACCCTATTACAACTTCACGTTTGAAATCTCCTACATCAACCCATTCTGTATCAACATAGCTGTTCCAAAAGGCTTTTTTGCTAATAGTCCAACCTAGCAATTTAAGCTGCGACCATAACCGTTCATACTTTCCGGCTGTCGGTGTTCCCGACAGCAATACTACTGATTCAGGCTGCATCTTTAGAATGAATTTTGACCGTTTAGCGTTTTCATTACAGATAAGGCTTGATTCATCAAGTAACAATGTGAAATTGTGTATATGGGCTATATACTTACGTCTGAATACTAAATCATAGTTTATTACCCCTACAATCTGAATGTCATAATCATAGAATTTATCTGTTTCAATCAATTCCCGGAATCTGACCGCCTGATTTTTATTTGTCAGGTCAAAAATAGAATATTCAGGATAATATGTTTGAAAATGTTCTATCCAATCATCTATCTTTGATTTTTGACAAACTACTAAATTCACATCATTATTCAGAAGATACATTTTTTCAGCACCTACAAAAGTTTTACCAAGACCCATATCAAGATAATAAGCACATTTATTTTTATCGTCTGTCTGATCAAGTGCTTTCGTTTAATGGGGCATAAATGATAAATCATTCATTTTTTATTCGACCTTTCCGGCAATGTGGAATGTGTCCCAAAAACACTCTGAATTATCTTCTTCCATTCGATACCCACCCTTATAAACTTGTTTAATTGTCATCACAGTACCAAGATATTTTTCCATCTTACTATTCCAGTTTCGGGTTACATCATTTTCTTCTGCTGAAATGATTCTTACTTTATCCCCAACTGCTAATTTTGACAAACTAAGATCAATTTGCAATTTTGCTACTTCTACCGCTGCCCTGTAAACCAATGCATACTTACTATCTCTATGTGTTGCAGTCACTTTTTCAAGAAATTTATCAATTTTTCCAAGAAAACAACCGCACTTAACAGTAATTTCATTGTCCTTATCTCTAAAGAATGTTGTGAAATCACTTCTACTTCCAATCGCACCAATTACCAGTACATGATTTGCAGAAAAGACTTCGGCATTGCCCCAAACTTCGGCATTGCCCCAAACTTTGGCATTGCCCCAAACTTTGGCATTGCCCCAAACTTTGGCATTGCCCCAAACTTCGGCATCACCGCAAACTTCGGCATCACCGCAAACTTCGGCATTGCCCCAAACTTCGGCATTGCCCCAAACTTCGGCATTGCCCCAAACTTTGGCATCACCGCAAACTTCGGCATCACCGCAAACTTTGGCATTGCCCCAAACTTCGGCATCACCGCAAACCCAAGCCTTTCCTTCATGGGAAAGATTTTCTTCTTTCTCAATCCAACCGCCAAGATCACCAACTTTAACAATCCCAAATTCTACAACCGCTTTGATTCTATGTAATGTTGCTGTTCTGAACAAAAGTTCAACTTGTTTTGTTTCACCTGTAAATTCAAATTTTTTCATTATTTTTCTACCTCTCTTCCTCTAATTTAATAAAGTTCTGTATTCATCAAGAAGTGTTTTTAACGTCTGATCTTTTTCTGCCAATAGTTCATAGATTGCTTGACTTTGTAATTCTTTAACCTTTGCATCCATTTCCAATTTAATCTCAGCAACTCTAGCCGCTTTTTCTTTTCTTTCTTCATAAGCAGACACATCTACTTTGCAGATGATCTCTCTATCACATCTAACTTTTCCAAGACTTTCCTTATCGAATGTCACAATCTTTGCAACAGCAAGTCCATGATGTCCAGTTTTAACCACTACCATATCTCCAACAACAAGTTCTTCATCATACATAGCGTATGTATAAATAGTGTCCTGATTTCTTCCATCTACAAAAGAAACTCCTGCAAGTTTATAACCATTTAACATAACACATTCATCCTCACTTTCATAAATATCAAGTACCGATTCCTCAAACCAAAAAACACTATAACCGCTACGGTAGTTTGGATAGTTGTCTAATTTAACCCCTACTTTACCAAGACCTTCACTAAAGCAATTTCCTCTTTTAATTACCCCAATTTCATTTACATACTTTCCTTGATATTCTTTACTTCTATCTGAAATAATCACCTTTGTACCTATTTTCATCTTAGATCACCACCCCTTCAATCTCTGCAAAACGTCTTGCATTGATGAAGTACACCCATCTGTTTTCAGATGTATGAATACCGTAACCCCAAGGGAAAACACCTTGTTGCAACCCTTTTCTGACGGTGTTGTGATTCATCTGTAAAAGTTTTGCTGCATCTTCTACATCAAGTCTTGGAATTACACCATTTCTTACTTTTTTAGTCGGAAGAACAACAACCGCTTCCTCTTCTTTGGAAAAATAGTTTTCTTCAAGTCCAAGTGCTACTGCAATAGCAGCTTGAACATCTTCTGACGGTATCTGTTTCCCGGAAAGGTACTGACTGACAGAACCTTTACTTTTCCCGGTTATACCGCACACCTGACGTTGATTCAGGTGTAGTTCCTGCATAGCCTGTTTCAGTTTTTCACTGAATGTCATTTTTATCACTCCTTTTCATGTAGATGTTTTATCTACAAATTAGGTAAAAAAAAATTTCCTCTTTTTCTTCACCTGTAACATTAAGCAAATCACACAAAATTTGAATTTCACTTGCTTTAAATTCAGTTTCATTATTGACCTTTTTTGCCAGTCCATAATAAGTAATACCGAGTTGTGCAGCAATATACTTCATTTTATAGCCGGACAAATCAATTTTTTTCTTTAATAATTTTGTATTGGTCACTATTTTTCACCACCTTCCACTACTGCCGGAAATGGACTATTGTTGTATTGTCTTTGCACTCTTACCCGGATTCTATCACCCGGTAATTCCTCATAGTTCAGCACATTGAATCTTTGATGCTTTGCTTTAATGTCAGCAATATAAGCATTGTATGTACTTACTGAATCAAATTCCAGTGTCAGATCAATACAACCTGCAATTACTTTCTTCATTTACACAACCTTCCTTTCCG